GTTAATTTTCCTAGCTGCTCCGGGTTTAAATTTAAAGGGCCGTATGCAATTTCTTTGATAACGGCCCAATTTAACCCGGAATTTAGTTTTTTGGCTCGTCACCCTCCGGCAATTCTTCATATTCTGCATCAATCGCCTTTTCATTTCCGTTTGATAACAATTTAGATTTTTTAAGGGCGTCCATGACCGGCTCCATTAATTCCATAACATTCTTGCCGTTTTCTTGAATTTCTTTTCCTAACATTTGGCCCACTTTTTCAACTGTTAATCCGTGCATTTTCCATTTTAGGCCCGCCCAATAAAAAGCACGTACCAATTTAAAGCCTATTTGTTCCTCTGTTAAGATCGCCGCAATTCCTTTCCCGTAAATGTCCTCTAAATCGCATGTACTGTTGTAATCAAATTTCAATAATCTTTCTTCCCCGTTTAACTCTACCTTTTTATACGTTGTTAAATTTGTCATTGCCTGTTTACCCCTCTCAATTTTTAATAGCTTGTACTATTTATAGTTTAATATAAAAAAACCCGTCATAATAGTTAAATTTGACGGGTTTTAAATCATTTTATTATGGTGCCATTACTAATGTTGGTTTGCCTGTGCCTGTTAACTCTACTTTATAAGTTACTTCGGCGTCATATGGTGCCTCAATTTCGCGGCTTGTAACTAGGGCGTAACCCTCATCAATTGTTGAGTTGCCCGTTTCAGTCCAACGGCATTTTACTAACGTTTTATTACGCATTGCGTCTCTTAATTGCAGCAATTGCGAATTTCCAATGATATAAACGCCGTCGCAATCTACGGACCACTCACCTAAACCATAGTCATTCTCTTTATAGCCGCCACTTAATTTGTTTGTAACGTCAATTGTCTCCGATTTTTCGGAAAACTTTGCCCCACGTTGTCCACCAACGGCAACGAATGTACCCGGTGACGTTGGGCTTTCAACATAAATTAAAATATCTACTCCACGCATGAGTAAAACCCCCTTTTTAAGTTAAATTAAACTTCTGTTGTAGTTGCTGCAACTGTTACGGATGTTACGGCACTGTAAGCAACTGAAACTTTTCCGTCAATTCCGTTAAAGCGGTTTTGAGGAAACGGGCCAATTTGAGTTGTTGCCCCTGCTGCAACTGTTGCTACTGCATCGTGTAATGATCCATGAGAACAACGCGTAACCGCTGCAACTGTAACCGTAATTGGTGAACCGCCGCCGTTTTTAACGTGTAATAGCGTGTCCCCATCATTTAAAATTTTGTCTCCGCCTGCCGTTGCTGCAACTAACGTTGGCGTTACTCCTGTTAAACTTGCTTTTTGTACTAAAATATCAGCCATTAAAAAAACCTCCCAAAATTAATTTTGTTTTGTGTATACTCTAAATCTGCATACGCCGTGATAAACTTGGTCGTCCTTAAATACTTCTAAGAACTCCCTTTCAATTCCTTCTAAAGTAAAACCGGTTAATATGATCGGTGTCGCCGTAATAGCGGATAAAATAGCGTCCATTATTACTTTTGCCTCGGTTTTACCCGGGCCGGCACTCCATACGTTAATAGTTAAGGTGGTATTTTCCCCATAGTCAAGTTTAGTATCATACGATGTAACCGTATCGTTTCCAATTTGAATGTATGGTAATAATGCCCCTTCCTCAACTTCATCGTACACCTCATTTACCATAGTTTTTAAAATAGAATCATTTTTCAACCTTAAATAAATCGCTTTTTGCAATGGTAATAATGCGGTTTTTAAAGGGCCTCTCATTTAGATAAAACCCCCTTCATAGCTGCTATGAATTTCGGCCTTTCATCCTCTGCCGCCGGATGTAAAAACGGCTGCGCTCGTTGGCCCTCTGTATAGAAAAAACCTTTTCTAGTACGATAAACCCACGGCGTACTCCGTCCCGGAATTGTTGGATGCTCGGCAAATTTACCCGTGCCATATTCTACATAGGGCGCATATTGAACTTTTGTTCCTACTAATAGAGAAAAACCCGGGCCGCTTGCCGGCTCAATAGCTATTGATCCTCTTAAACGCCCACTATCAACGGCGCAACGTTGTTTGGCTCCTGTTTGCACGTTTATAGCACTTTCGTTTACAACGTCTTTTATTTCCTGTAATTTCTTTTGACTCCAACGTTTAACGTCTGCATTTGCTGCGTTAAAATTTGCGTTAATCTTTACTCTCACGGATTAACACCCTCTTTGCATTGCAAATTTAACTCTATGTTTTTCTCATCCGGGTTAAGGATGTATTGAATTAAAAAAATGCGTCCGTTGTAGTTTACCCGGTGTTTATCCTTTTTTAAATTGGCCAAATACCTAATTTTTATCATATGTGTTACATATTCGCCCCTACGATCCGCTATTACGGCCTCATAAGCGCTTGTTGGTCTAACTTCGGCCCAAACCGTGGCCATTGTCTGCCATGCAGGAATTTTATTTCCTGCCCCGTCGTTAATTGTACCGGTGTTTTCCTCAATAATTATTTGGTGCCTTAAACGGTTAATATCCATTTAATCCGCTCCATTAATTATATCAGTTTCCGGCGTATCCGTTGCAACAACATTATTATTGGTTGCGGCTCTAAACATTGGAACGCGGTATTTACTTAATGTTGAATAATCCGGCTTAACGGGTTGGCCTCTATTCTCGAATTTTTGAGCAATGCGGTTTAGTATCCATTCTTTAACCATCGCGGGCGCCTCTTTTGGTACTCCATCAACGGAAAAATCTGTATTTAAAAATTGTTCGGCCTCGTCAATAGCGCTATCTTTTAACATATCAATTGTCCCTGCCTCTTGGGTTGGATCAATGCGTAAATAGTCTGCTATTTGCGTGCCTGTAAAAGTGACTTGTAAGGGCATCGGGTTTATTCTCCCTTCAATACTTTAATTAAATCAACTTGCTTCATAGTGTTATAGCCTTTAATGCCCGCCTCTTTTGCTGCTTTTTTAAGCTGCGGATAATTCATTGCGTCATAATCAACGGAATTGTCTGTTTTTTTATCGTTTTTAGGCGTTTCTTCTACTTCCTCGGGTTTTTCTACCTCTACAACTTCCGGCGCCTCTACGGCCTCGTTAATGGCCTCTGACGTTTCCGGCTCAATTTCTTCTTTTTGATCGCTAGGCCCTACTATTTCGCAATATCCCGCCTCCGCCCAAATATTAACCATTTCGTCATTGTCAATATCATGTAAATGAATGTCGGCCGGGTTAAATGTACTCAAATTATGAGTAAATGGTATTAACGCTCTAAATTTCGGCATTATTTACGCCCCCTTTTTTATTGTTTAGCTATGAAAAAAGCCGGCGGGCGCAATGCCCCCGGCCTCTTTTAAGAGATTAATTTATTAAGTGATTTTAAGAACGCGTAAAGCATTTGCACGTTTTACATATCCACCTACACGGCGTTTGTAACGGAACCCAATTAAACCATCGTTTAAGTATAACTCGTCGATACGCTTAATTGCTCCCTCTTTACGGTCAATAATTTGGTATGCTGATTTAATGTCTCCAAAAATAGCAACCTCTTTACCTGTTGTTGTTGCAGTATCCATTGGCTCTACATTATAAACCGGTTTACCGTTAAACATTGACGGCGCCCCCGCTTGTAATGATGGCTGCCATAAATATTGGCCCGTTGTGTCTTTCATTAGACGCATAGCTAACTCAATTAATGGGTTAACCATGTATACGCCGTTTTTACGCGCAACGCTTGGTACTTGGTACGCAAGTTTAATCATATCGTCTGCAACTAAAGTATTAGCCGTTGCCGTGTTGAAACGTGTAACTGTTGTTCCGTTTAAAATACCCTCCGGCTGCATAGCTGCATGGCCTGTCCCTTTTAAGAACGCTAATTCCTCCATGTTTGCGTAAGCGTCGCTGAATGAATCAGTTAGGTATTGCGTTAAGTCATAATCGCTATCCTCTAACTCGTCCTCACCAATTTTAGTAAGACCGTATGCATCCTCTACGTATGCGTAAGTCTCTGTTGGTGTTAATGAACTTTCAAATGATGCCAATTTAGGATTAGTTTGAATTTCGATTTTACCCCAACCTGTTGTTACTTCGTTCATACCAATACGTCTTACGCGGTCTGATTTAGTCCCACGTACTGACGCAAGGCCACGAATTACGTTTAATTGTGGTAACGCACGGTAAATAGTATTGTCAAGGTCTGCCGTTACTAAAATATCGCCCGTTGCATCTTGTACTAGCGCTTTTTCTTCTCTAGTTAATTCCGTAATACCTTTACGGATGAACTTGAAAAATGCATCATGTTTCTTTTGTTCTTCCTCTGATTTTTGAGGTTTTCCACCTTCAAAATTAATGCGGTTTGCTTTTTTTGCTAACTCATCAATTTGAGATTTAAAATTGTCCATCTCTTTATTGATCTTTGCAATTTGTTCGTTTGTTTCTTGACTAGCTTGTCCGAATTTTTTAATTTCATCTTCCGAACGTTGGCCCATTGCCTTTAATTCAGTAAAGGCCGTTTGCAATTGTGCTTGTAGGTCTTTTAATTCCATTTTCCAAACCCCCTAATTGTTATTTGTTACTTGCAAATGCTTGCATATTTTTTAATATGCCTAATATATCCTCGGCGGCTTTCTTCTCATCTTCATTAGGTTGTTGAGTGCCTGCCGGCGGCTCAATTCCTTTTTCCGATGCGTCTAAAAGTGCCGTTAATGCTTTAATTGCGCCCTCTACTAAGCCTTTATTTTTCTCGCTTAATACTTTACCGGCTTTTAATTCCTCGTCGATCCATTCACTCATGCGACTAATTCCGGTTGCAAGTGATTTAACACCCGTAACGCCGGCTTGGTCATTCATTGCAAATGTAACCGGGGAAAACTCCCATAATCGAACCTCTTTAATGCGTCTAGCGCCTGCTAAATTGTCCCAATCGGCCTTAACTGTGTTATAACCTATTGACAACTCATCAATAACGCCGTCTCTCATTAATTGTACAACGTCTTTACCTAATTGTGTAGGAGAAATTTTGGCCTTTACGTGTAACCCCTTGCTATCCTCGGCCATGTACATTGGTTTTCCTATTGGTTGGTATGGATCGTGCTGCCATAATACTTTAACGCGTTTGCTTTCTTGGATCGTTTTTGTAAATGCTCCCGGCTCTATAATGTCGTCGCCGGAATCTTTATAATTAAATACGGATGCGTACCCCTCAAACTCATTTTTCTCTAAATTAGCCTTAATTTCAAACGTGAAATTTTTAGTTTCAAATGACATAATAAAAAACCTCCCTTATTTTCTCACTTTGTATATTTCAGTACAACGGCATTGTATAACTTCCTCGGCTGCTCCTGTTGGATCGCCCGGAAACATAAGGCCGTTACTATATGGCTTTTCTTTTGCTACTGTTTCCCCGTCCATTGCGTTATGAGTATCTCGCGTTCTGTCGTCACGGGTTGCCAACCAACTTTTATTTAGTTTTAGGCCTGTTTGGTCTGCTGCTAAACTATTTCCGGCGTTGGATGCGCCTATAACTTCCGTCCTCGCTATTACCTCACTACGATTAGGAATAATTTGTTTTAAATAAAGATCATCAATGCGGGCTGCTATTTGGTCGATACTTTCACCCGCTGCCTCACCTTTTTTAATGATGCCTCGTATTTTCAATTTAGTTGTTAAGCTGATGCCAACAACTTTTTTTGCAACTGTTGAAGAAATAAACTTTTGCACAAACTTATCAAATACCTTGAATACTGTTTCTAATGGTATTTTTGGCGCCTTTGTTTCTAAATCGTTCCCGGCATCTTTTTTAAATTGGTCCATTAATTGCGTTCCGAAATCATCTATAACCTCAACATATACTTTAGTAAGTAATAGCTGCATTTCTTTTTGCATGATCGCCTTTTCTGCTGCATCGGCTCCACCTTTTTTAAATGCAGCAACAACGGCTTTTTGTTCTGCTGCAAACAATAA